AAATCTTTTTAGTTATTGGGCGATATAAAACCGACATTAATAAACTTAAATTCTCATCCGTACCGAGTAACGAGTCAATCGTTGCGTGTTCTCCTAGTGTCATCTTATCAAAGTTCGGAATAAAACCATACTCAACCCCGTTCATTTTAAAGGTTTTAACTCTCTCGGGTTTTTGATCCAATACCTTAGCCAATTGCTCCACTATCTCAGCGAAATCGTTAACCGGTATTTTCATAACGTCGGCCACGCTTAAATTACAAAATATAGCAACCATTTGAATGCACACAAAGGTTTCATCGTCCTGGTTGTCCTTTAATACTTTTAAATATCTCAAATATTGAGACAATTTAATCTCTTTTAAATCCGTTGGAATAACTACTCTCATATATATATAACTAAAAAATGTCGTTTTGTTTATAAAAATTATTTTGGTTGTACGTTATTACGTACAATATTTAAATTTATGTACGTAATAAGCTACGTGATTATTAAGCGTCTGCTTTTATTTATCGCCAGGCTCATCATTGCGAAGTAGCGAAGAGCGTCAATTGCGTGGTTAAATTCGTCGATTGGTCTGTTTAATTTTTTACCGGTCTTGTCAACGTCCCAACTATAATTCCTCAACTCTTTAATTAGGTTGGTGCTAGACTTTGTGACTAGGATTTCCTTTTGCTGCAATACCGATATTCCGTAATTGATTGAGTCCGCACCTTTGACAACCGGTTTGATATTGAAACCGGCGCGTCTTATCTCCTCGATTGACTTTGGCTCGGCTGAGTCTGCCCAAATTGGAGCCGTTCGTTCCTGAGTCATCAATCGAATTATATCGGAGTTCAAAAGTGAGGTGCTATAAATCAATTCGTCAACGATTATTTTACCATTGTAATCATAAACAGCTATGTGAGCGGTTGGGTCGTTACTATAACCAAAATCGAGTCCACTGCCTAAGAATTTCGCCTCCGTTGGTATGGTATCGATTTGCTCCCAATTTTGGAATATCACTCCCTCAAGTGAGCCGAGTTGTCCAAGTCCGTAAACGTTCCACCAATTCGCCCAATACGTTGAGGTTGCTGCTTTGTCTTTTGCTTTCTCAATCTCTCTGACGATTGCCGGATCGAGTGCCTCGTTATCTTTGTAAGTCAATACGACGAAGTCAGAGTCCGGATCGTTTAATAGTTCCGTTTGCACCCAAAACTCATTCGTTGGGTTGTAGTCTAAGTAAATGAATTTCTTTGTACGGATTGCGAGTTGCTGATAGCTTTCAAAGTCAATATTATTGCACTCATTTATAAATAAAATATCACGTCTCGCACCTCTGAGCTTGTCGGGTTGGTCAACGCTGAAAAATTCGATATAGGAATTATTCGAGAATGTATATTTTAAGGATGAGCGGTTGAAGTTTTGATCCTTATAATTGTCAGTTAGGAGCATTATCTTTTGGAAGTCTTTTAAAGCTCCCCTCTTTAAATGGGGAATGCTCTCACTAACTATTGATATCTCCGAAAATGGATTTTCAATAGCGTAAGTAATAAGTAAGGGTAATATCGAAAACGTTTTGGAGCTACTCGTTCCACCTTGCACAATCCGAACTCGTTTTCTTAGTTTGGCAATTTTACTCTGAGCCGTTGTTTTCTGGAACATCCAAGTCTAAGGAATTAAAAATCGGTTTCTCAATACTTATATGTTGGTCGATTGTTTGTTTTGGCATTCCAAAGAAGTATTTAAACCACAATTCAATCGCCCACTTCTCTCCGGCTTGCATTGCTGCCTCGAGTTGCAATATCGCCTCCGGTAAAAAAGGTTTCAATCTCTCGTAAGTGTCTTGCATTTCGGACTTAGTCATCAATCTTTTGTCGTCCGGTCTTACCGCTTTGGTTGAATTTCCTCCGTTAAATTTCCTTTTATCCATTTTTCAATCCAAAACAATTAATTGATTTGAGCGTTTCCATTATATCTCCCTAAAATTACTTCGTTATCCTTTAAAAACATCGAAGTAAACATTTTAAACCCCTTATAAGACTTCGTTTTTAATAACTTAAATAAGTTGTCCGGCATCCAAATTTCGTTCGCTGAGAGGTCTGTGGGTGCGTTTTCAATTACAGCGTCAAGGAATAAATAAAATTCCTCTTGCTGTTGTTTTTTCGTTGATTTTGTCGACTTGCTCTTTGTTGTTGTCATAGTGTTCCCTAATTTTATACTTTTGTACAAACGACCATTTATCACGTCCATTTGTAAAGTATATTTTATCAATTCCTAACTCTTTTGCGGTACTAAATAAATCGGTATTGTCTCCGTCTTTTTCTCTAGCTGTTAAAATTCTAACGTCTTTACCCTCAGATATAAACTTTGAGGCAAGGTCTTTGCCTTTTTTAGTTGAAAGCGTTCCGTCATAATCAAAACTAATCGGCATACGAGTAGAGTTTAAATAAATCTTTTATAATCGTTTCGTGAACTTTCGAGCAATTCGGACAATTAGAATTGTCGATGCCAAAATAGTATAAATATAAACCATTTAAATAATTTACGTCTTCAAAAATTAACTCAGTACGTTTTCCCTCGATTACTCTTTGACCTTTTGCCTCTAAAAATAGAGTAAAATGTTCTTTGTCAATAGGAGTCATTTCAGACTTAACCTTTTTAAAGTTAAAAAGTCTGTTTAAAGAGAATTGTCTCTCCTTACAATCTAAGCAAGGCTCAATCCCAACCGCTGAGGTTAAATTAGCGACAACGTCTCCAAGTCCTTGAATTTCTTTTTTAATCCTTTTTTTTGCCATTTAATTTAATTTTAACCATCTTATTAACTCGATGGATAGTTTGTATGTGTATTCCGGTTTGTCTCGATAGTTCTCGTTGGCCGTGTAGCGTTGAGAGTTCAAATAATGTCCTTTCATACCAGGTTAAACCTTTTGAAAGCTCTGAGTAATCAATCCCGTCGTTATATTCCTCCTCTTCAATTTCAAATTTAGAGAAATCGTCGATTAAAATATCGTTATTTTTAAGAGAGTCATAAAATAATGACCTCAAAGTTACAAATATATAGCCGTCGGAAACCATTGTCGTCCTATCGGATAATTTAATATACATATTTTGAGTCAACTCGTCTGCTAAGTCCTTGCATTTACAAATTTGTAAAGCCATTTTTCGCCATTGAGCGTCCTTTTTAGCGAGTTCGTTAATTATCAAAGCCGCATTGGATTAAAAAACTCACTTAAAAAATGTAAAACGTGAGTTTCATTTTCGATATAGTAAGCCGTTCCTCTAACAATTATAACTATTTCGTCCGGAGACTCAATCCAATATCCGTCAATACTATCGACGTTAACACGGAAGTCGACAAAGGATCCATTGAGTCCGAGGTTGTCGTCCTCTTGCTCCAACCACATTTGAGTCGATATTGTATAAGGTTTAATCATTTGACAAATATAGTAAATATATTAATATAACGGTAAAAAGTTATTTTGTAACAAATTTGTTAAAAATTCGTTTCAAAATCCGACCATACTTTGACAATACATCCATATTTTGCAAGTTCTGATAATCTCAACTCTTGTAAAGGAGACAATATACCATTTTCCTTTTTTACTTCGATAAACGTAGCCTGTCCGTCTTTGATAGCTAATAAGTCAGGAATGCCATTTGTTGAGGTCTTAATTAACTTGGTAACAAAATACCCTTGCGCCTGGAGTTTCTTTTTTATCTTAGTTTGGATTTGCTGCTCGCTCATATCGCTGAATTATTTATCTCATGAGCCAAATCGAGCAATCCGATTTTAATAACTTCCGAATTAAAAGTCAATTGAATTAATAATCCGTAGATAATTTGCAAATGTTCGTTGATAGTTAAATCGTCTCTTTGCATTTCAACGCTGTGCGTTATGCCGTAGCATTCAATAGTTATTTTCATAATCTTATTTGTTTTTTATTTCTCGTTTAACTTCTTCCCAATATTCTAACTCGTTATCTAATGCATTGCCAAATGGTATAGAATAAAGTGTGTTTAATATTTCTTCTACTGCTATTAATGCACATTTTTTAGCATCTAACATTAAATAGTGTTTACTTTCATATTTAAACTTATCTATTAATTCTTCTGCTTTTTCTTTTGGTTTCATAATCTTATTTGTTTTTAAATGTTACGTTATAATATTCCTCTCCTTTTGTTATATCTTCGTGTATTCCATAACCTGAAGAACCAAGACATTCTTCTTGATTACAAGCATCAATAATCTGTTGCTTTTCCATTTCTTTGGATTGTCTTGCCATTAATAAACAATCTACATAAATACCTTTTGCCATTCTGTTTTCTTTTGTGTTAGTTGGCAACTTATCTGCTTTACTTTTAATTTGTTCAATCAATAATTCTACTGCTGTTTGTTTCATAATCTTATTTGTTTTTAAATGTCAAGTTTTTGCTATCATTTACCTGACAAAATTATTACGCTGTCATTATTATAATTAACGAAACGGCTAACGTGATAACTGAAATCCAAGCCATTATTTCTATAATTATTTCCTCTTTGTTATTCATATTTTTGTCGATATATAGTTAATAATTCCTCTAAGGTTAAATTTTGACCTTTGTAATCCCAAAGGTATATTGAATTAAAATCGCACTCCAATCGCAACCAGGTGACAAAATTAATAATTCTTATTAAGTCGTCGTTCTTAGGTATGTATTTTTTACCTTTCATAGTTTTTCAATTTCTCGTTTAACATCGTCCAAATATTGATCGAATAAACTACCCTCTGAGGCAAAAAATAAACGAGAGTCAAAAAATCGAACTTGCTCAACTGCTATTAATGCGCATCTCTTTGCGTGAACTACATTTGAAAAATAGCCGTCGTCGTCCTCTTCAGTTCT